CATCGCTTTCGTCACTGTCATCGTCAGTGATAGGCGCTGCCCAGCCGTAAGTAACAACAGCAATAGCAATGTTGTCGTACTTGGACAAGTCAGTAGAAGCATCTTCGTTGTCTAGTAACTCATACACATCGCTGTTGAAGTCAATGAGTGAATACACTCCTTCTTCGTCGATGTGATAAAGCCTTGCATTTGAGTAATTGGCTTCGTGGTCAAAGGCTGTGCCTTTGCGTTTGTCTTGCTCGAACAAAGCACTCTCGGCTTTGCTAAGCAAATCGTTGGATAACGACATGGTGTTGTCTCCCTGTTGGTTATGGCGGGCTGAATTGCCCGACAACCCAGTTTGCCTGACCGCCGAAATCGGGCTCCCATGGACAATGAACATGCCTTAGAAATGCAAATACCCCTAGGCTATATAAGCCCAGGGGTACTTGGAGTAATTGGTAGTTGGTAGCTGGTGGGTGCTATTCGGTTTCGTCTTCTATAACTTTTTGAATAGCCTCCATAATGGACAAGTACTCGTCAGGCTCGTGTTCCCGCAGAGCAGTTGGTAGGTAGTCAAAGTCAAGCAAAGCATCGACCAAGCGCTGCTGCCCACCGGCATGACCTTCGCTGTACTCTTCTTCTGTCAAGTAGCTTGTGTCAATCGTGCCGTCTTCGAATCTAACAATGAAGAATACATGATTGGATGCAAACGTTGCTGTGATTACACAGCTTCTTTTCTCCGGGTGTTCTGATGGTTTGACTTCCCCACTAGGGCCCATCCATGCACCAGCTCGAACCATTGTTCCGATCTTGCCATGCACTAAAGCGTGAGCAACAGCTAGTTGCTTGTTACGCAAGCCATCGTACAGGTCCTCTCCTTCCCCTGTTAGCACAGCAGAAATAGAATCTTCATTAAACGAGTCTGTGCCGTCACGGTCCGCAGTCGATACAACTGCCCATATTTGCCCTCGTGTGCCCGGGTCACCGTGCTTGTTGTTGATCTGTTCTTCTACTTGCTTGAGAGACTCGATAACAATGTCTATTGCATCGTTGATTATCTCCTGGGTTACATCCTCTAGGATTTCCCCTGCTTGCTCGTCACTCATAGTTGCTCCAATCTAAAGGCGGATTTGCCAATTTCAGTTTGCCCGACCGCCGAAATCGGGCCGACATGGGTATTAACTCTCGATGTGCTCTCGTGAGAACTCGCCAAGAAGCTCGATCAACCTTTCCTCTGTAAAGTTAGAGGCAACTTTTATTGCTGTTTCCTGTGCAAGCTCGCGTGCAGCTTCGCTCTCGTTAGTCAGAGATTGGACCAGTAGTTCCTTGAATTGCTTTTCTAGCAGTTGCATTCTGCTCCTCCATTTCTGTAGCCACTGAACAGTGGGCTTTAGTGTTATAGCATATCGGCGGATACGTCCTAATGTGCGTTGTAATCATCTTATTGCACTTAGGGCACACCCAATTCGTTTTCATGAGACCAGCTGACACTCACATTTCTTTACGTAGTTACGAGTTAGTCCAGTCACAATATCAGTTTTCGTATAGTAGTCGTGTGTCATTACCCACACATCGTCTCCCTTGTAGGCCCATCTTGCGCCGTCGTCCCAACCAGTTCCCTTGCATGTACTGCAGCTAGGTGCACCCTCAACCACTTTGTTCTTGATCTTTCGAATCACATCCTTGAGCCGCGCAAGAGTTGGGAATGACGAATCATTCTCTAGTTTAAGCAAGACCTCTTTGATGTCGTCCACCTCCACTTGAAGCAGTAAGAACTCATCTTTAGTCCAGGCATTCTTTACCGTGTTCCTCGCAATGTTTGAGCTAGGAAACAAGCCACAGATACGGTCTATCATCAACTCAATGTGTGCCGGTGTCATTTCTTCTTCTTTCTAGACTCAACTTCCTTGCGAAGCACTGTCACAACGTGAACGAGTCTGTCGGTTTCTGACTGTCCTGTATAAACTTTTTCTAAATACCTAATTGCATCTACTAATACCGCTGTCGGAATCATGATGTTGGCCACCTCCTGAGGCCGAGTAACTCTAGTCTTTCGCTAGCCGTCTTTCCACCCCACACTCCGAACGCGAGCATATTGTCTTTGGCATATTTAAGGCACTGGTAGGTGACCGGACATGTCTTACAAATAGCTTTGGCGGCGTCTATGGACGGCTTGTTGTTCCCTCTTACAGAGAAGAACAGGTCTGTCTGTCCCTTGCAAGCAGCGTCCTCTTTCCACTCAATAGTTCTATTACTCAGACCCCACGCGCTGAGAAGCTCAGTCGACACAAGTTCCCTCCTTTGTTTGTCGGTTAAAGGATTTTTCTTTACAGTCCCCATGGGCTAAAGCTATTGCCCGCAGCTTCGTAAACAGCCAAACCCGCCACCAAATTCACGATGGGGTTTAGCAAGTCGTCGCACGTTTTGACTATCTTTGCTGTCTGCAAATACCCTTTTGCGGAAAACCTTGACGGCAAGCACCAGGTCTTGTTGTTTATTTGTAGCAAACCGTAGTCCCATGAACCGTCGCGGTTTAGCGTTGTGTTGAGTGCTACCGGACGGCACCTTGACTCCCTGTGCATGATGTAGTCCAGCGTTTTTAAGTGTCGCTTTTTCCATCCTGCTTCTATTGCTTGCTTTCTCCACTGTGGGCATAACCCTTTGTCTTTCGAAGCCTCCGCTTTTTGGGCTGGAAGCACAGAAAGAAGAACTGCGGTCACTAAAGCTAGTAGTTTCATTTGACTCCTCCAAGTTTATCAAACCAAGCCTGCTTTTTTTAGCAATTGCACTAACGCCTCCAACGTTAGTACTGCGTATTGGGAGCTGGCACTGCCGTGGCCGCGTCGCTTAGCCACGACAATACCGAACTCTGCCCCTGCATTACCCCTCTCAACCTCTGCCTCATTGAGCCAGCCTGAGAAGTTTAACGTCTTGTGATCCTTGCATTCCCACACAAGCTTCTTGTTGGTACCTGCAATATCACCCTTGTCGTGTATTCCACTGAGTGTGCGCCGTTCAACATTTGGATAAGTGTCACGTAAATAATTTACGATCAGCGTCTCGAATGCTGTTCCTTTAGCTTTGCTCTTGCTCATACAACCTCAATGCGTGTACACACGGATCTCCACCGTCGTCCCACTGTACATTCTCTTCGTCGGTCATGGGAAGGCCGTCGTGAGTGGAACAGACGGGAGAAGAACAATACTTACGCTCAACCCCGTACTGTATCCACTCGTATATATCCATTAGAACGGATCTTCAGGTGCCTGTGCAACACTCTTGAGTGCGGTGATTACGTTGCTAGCTTCGCCCATGAGAATCTCACTGACAGATTTAATCTCTCGATTGATGATTGCACTTACGTAGCTAACACCCTCAACCTCACTCATGCCCTTACCACGAATCAAAGAGCGAATAAGACCGAGCTGCTTTTCCGAAGCGGTAGCACCAGGATTCTTAATGCTTGGTGCTGGCTTGCCAACCTCCTCGGCATTGAATGCTTTCTTGACCTGCTGGTAGCTCTGTGATGGTGATGGAGCCTTTGGCATTGGAACCTCAGAGCGCTGTACTTTCTCCATCTCCTCGCGGCTAGGGCGTGAACCCTTGGTTGCGTAGCCACAGTTGGCTAGTCCGCGCCCAATTGCGCTGGTCTCGGCGTTCTCGGCATGGCTTGTCTTATTGACTGGTGACGCACCACGGACTTCTTCTGCGTATCCGGTTGCCACTGGGCGATCATCTTCACGGTTGAAGTAGATTTCAGCACGCACAAGAATGCGGTTGTCGTCGTAGTAGTGGATTGATGTAAGGATGCGACCCTGCTTGTGGTCTTCCCAAAACTTAACGAGCCGATCTTCAACGGTCTCGTAGTCTGCGAGGTTAAACATTGGCATTACTTGCTCCTTTTTGTTGTTCTGATTGTTCTGTATTCGGTTTGCTTGATGAACTTCTCCGCCAGTGCCGGATGCTCTGACTGGAATCTTGTTGTGTCGAAAGATGATTTCTTGGATACTTTCCACGTGACCACCTTATCGCCGTTAATGGAACCAACCTCGCAACCCTCAAGCGCCATTGCGATGGCTGTCTTGGCTTCTTCCTCCATAGAAGTCGCTTCGGCTTTCATCTTACGTGCTGTCTCTAGTTGATCCAACACTTCGTAAAAACTTTCAGGCAACTCTTTTGTAGCTGAGTTTGCTGGGTTAAGAGCACTTGCATTCTCGTAGCTCATCTGAGCGTTTGGTGGCACAACACCTTGATCGATGTACCCCAAGAACTCACGGCAAGCTTGAATGTGATTTTGTTTCTCATCTGATGTGACAATCTGAGTGTGACGGTGGAACTCAAGTGAGCTATCCAAGATGCCCCACTCAACACGGTCGGAGTCAGCACAGATTGCCTGATGAACTCCTTGCCAGTACCACATGTCCGACAGTTGACCTGTCCACATTTTGTTTGATGTTTTAATCTCAACTGGAATGCCGTCGGGGGTGATCCCGTCAAGGGTGGCAAGCAGGCGAACCGAGTTGTCGTCCGTATTAAATGCGTACAAAATTTCGGGTGCCAAAACTTCGACTCCCTCCATGTCGGCGTACCACTTTAATAGTGTCGGCTCGAATCGGTTTCCGCGTTCCATCGCCGCGTTTGCTTGTTTCGGTGTTGGCGGGGTTTCCGACAACAATTCAATTGCAAGGTCGGCTGTCGTCATGTACGGGTTTTTCCCGTGCACTGCCGAAGCAACCGAAGCG